AAATAGATTTCTCGTTCCCAAGGAATCATATTTTCAATCTCTGTTAATGAGTATTTATGGTATTGCATAAGGGAAAAGTTAATCTGATAATAAGATTCCAAATCCTCTCGTGCAATACTTAGCCGAAAAAATCAGCAAGTCCCTCCAATACAATTTCATTTTCAACTTTTGTCTCAGGATTAGTCACCTTAATAGTATGAGAAAGTTTAGGCATAGTAGCAAAAAACTTCTCAACTTCCTTATATTGTTTTGAATTTAATTGTTCAATAAATTCCAATTTCTCTTGTAAACTATACTCATTAGCATCCCAAGCATCCTCAGCACTAAAAACCGTATCCATACAATCAGCAATAATATTAAATGTCTTATTAACGGTATCTTGAGGAGTATCTTCAATTTCAAAATTTGATTCAATAAATTGATTCAAAGATGGATACTTCATCCTAAGAGTCATTGTTTTATCAAGTACAATATCCTTTTTATGACCTTTTGGTTTTTGAACTTCAATCTCATCCACATAAAGTTGAACAGGAACTTCTGTCTTACCATCATCAGGACAAGTAATCTTAAGTTCTATCAATTCACCAACAGACTTAGCACGAACATTCAAAAACAAATATTCAATATCAAAAGTTGGCAATTCATCAATTTTTATTCCTCTTGTCGATATACATTTTTTCAGTACTTCTTTAACAGCAAGTGTAATCTCATTCATATCCTGAGATTCCAAAGCAAGTATTAATAGTTTCTCTTCTTTTACTAAGAAAGGTCTGTATCTAAGTTTTTTTCCTGTAGATGGAAGTTTCAACTCATAAGTAGGAGTCGCAATTGTTGGTAATGGCATAATATTTGTTCAGTAATTTATTTATCAGGTAAATGGATACTTCATCCTACGGGGATGCCTCCCATCGCAGAATAATTTATCATGTCATTCATACCTAGAGTTGGGTCATTTCTGATATCGTTTGATCTATTAATCATATCTGGAGTATCTTGAACCACAGTTTGATTATCAGCTACATTATATTGACTAATATACCTATCATAAGCAAGTTGAACAGAAAGTCTTAAAACATCACTTTGTCCATATTTAACTCTCATAGAAGTCATATTTGTAGGCCAAACTTCAAAGAACTTATATTGAGATATTTTTGATGCTGGATTATTCTGTAATAATTGAGTCTTATTAGGATCTCTTGTATTCATCAATCTTGAATGTTCTTTAAGATTTCTCTCAAATTTTGTTATATGAAGGATTTCCTTATAATCTTCTGGATAAGCAAATCTACTATAAGCAGGTTTATCTGATTCCATACCTTCTTCAATTGGATTAATAAATTTCATCCAAGTTTCAAGAACTTCTAATATAACATGTTCAGCATCAAGATAAAAAGATAAATTAAGTGGTGGGAATTGTCTTAAAGTTGGAAAAGTTTCAACAATACCTTGTCTATGACCCGTAGTCTGTGTAGTCATATATGATGTGCCTGGTATTTCAGCCTCAGCACACATTAGACTCATTTTAGTCTTAAGTCCAAGTCCTTGTGTTCTTCCATAATCTATATTTTCAGGAAGCCAGTTGCCAAGTTTTGAGAAATCAAAGTGAACCTGATAGAAACTGTCTAAAGAAGGTCGTTTTAATGTCTCCTGAACATGAGCAATCGGGCGTTGAAATATTTCTGATTTCTTAGGAAAAGTTGATGACACAATAAATAAAATTGAATGTGTATATTATATATGAGTTATAAAGGAAAATATAAACCATTAAACCCCAAAAAGTACAGAGGGGATCATTATAATATTATTTATAGGTCTCTCTGGGAACGCAAATTCATGAAGTATTGTGATAACACTGAAAACATTCTAGAGTGGTCAAGTGAAGAGTTTTTTATACCATATAAAGATCCTACTGTTAAAAAGGTTAGAAGATATTTCCCAGATTTCTTTATTAAATATAAAGATAAAAGCGGAAATATAAAAAGGTCGATAATAGAAGTTAAACCTATGAGAGAAACGATAGAACCAAAAATAACAAAAGGTAAGTCAAAAAAGACTATACTTACTGAACAAATAAACTATGTGAGAAATACAGCAAAATGGAAAGCAGCAAAAGAATTCTGTGCTGATAGGAAAATAGAATTCAAAATTATGACAGAAAAAGAGTTAGGTATTAAATGAGTATTTTACAGAACATACTTAATAAAGCAGGTGGTGGTTTAACTAATGGTGATTGGTGGAGAACACAACTACTAAATGAACTTGGCGAACCAGATATAGATGTTGACTTCTCAGATACAGGAGGTTTTGCTCCAGGCAAAATGTACTTTTATGAATATGATCCAGTTACCGATTATTTACCATACTATGATAAATACCCTTTAACATATGTCATTAGAATGGATAAAGATGGATTTTTGGGGTGTAACCTCCATTATGTCAATCTTACCCTAAGAGACGAGCTCGCAAAAAGTCTCCTAAATAATTCTGCACAAGGAAGAGTTGCAGTTCCTAGAAGAACACTACATAAATACCTTTACATTGGAGTAAAAGATCTCATCTTTCCAATACCAGAAGATGAATGGAGTGATGTAGCACAACTCCCTACAGAAAGATTCCTTGATATGAGAGGCAGTGTTGTCTCAAGAAACCGAGTCTATAACAAGAACTAATGCCCAAAAGTAAATCATATAGTAGTATAAGTGGTCTTGAAGGAAATGCGTATGTCTTTTCTTTTCAGGATACTGACTTAGTAGGCATTTTTAAAGATGGTTCCATATTAGATCCAAACTTAGAAGAATGGACAAAAGCAAAAGATTCTGACGAAGCATTATCAGCTTATAATATATTCAAAAATGGCACAGCAACGGAGGCATAAACAATGGCAAGTTGGAACTCAGTCATAGGTGTTGCTGCACAACCAGTAATCAATAAGTATTACAATACAAATAAGAGTAAAGAAGCAAATAAAGCCGTAGCTGCAATAAATTTTGAAACTGGTTTAAACCCAATAAGTTACGCTACAGAAAAAGGACTTGTCAAGGAACCATTAGGACTACAATATCCAATAGATATTGATACAAATCAAGATCACTTAGTAATAAGTAGATACAAATATGAAAGAGCAAAAGGAATATCAGCTAATAAATCGAAACCTAGTGAAAACCCAATAAAAGATATTACATCTGGGGGGATTATAAAAGTAGTTGTTCTCCCAATGCCAAAAGTCAGTGACTCCAATGGAGCTCAATGGGGAAAAAGTGATTTGGATTTTCTTGGAATGGCTGCATTAACGGTTTTGAAACCATCCATAACAGGAGTTGATGATGGAGGTAATGCAGTTGATACAGAAAACGCAGCAACAGGGGTATTTGGTAAAATACAAAGGACTAAAAATGAACGAGATAGATTTTTAAGAGGTGAAGATAAAAGAACTGGAATAGATTCTTTTATGGATTATGGTAGTGCTACCATGGCAATGAGTGGTTCTATGGCAATGAGCTCATTAGGAATGACAGTAAGTACTGATGAAATATTAGCAAGAACTAGTGGACAAATTTTAAACCCCAATGCTGAACTTCTATTTCAAGGTCCATCACTGAGACAATTTTCATTCAGTTATTTAATGGTAGCAAGAGGTAGACAAGAAGGTAAACAAATAAGAGGTATTATTAATAATTTTAAAAGTGGAATGGCACCAAAACATGGAGGCGGCGATAAGGCACCATTATTGACTACTCCAGATATTTGGCAACTTGAATATAAAAAAGGTAGAAAAAAATTAACTACAGTAAATAAATTCTTACCAATGGCTTTACAAAATATGACAGTTGATTATGCACCTGATGGTTTCTGGACTGCTTATGAAGATTCTCAACCAATAGCAGTAAAAGTAAATTTAACTTTTGGAGAACTAAAACCACTCTACGACAAAGATTATGAAGATGGAAGTAATGAGGTAGGTTACTAAAATGTCAAATTCTTATTTCAGACAATTACCAATATTAGATTATCCATCATTAGCTAATGATAGGACATCTTCTTACGACTATTCAA